GGGGATAATGGATATACACCTGTAACTATCAACTCAACGACTTTCTTCCCAACACCAAGATTGGTAGCATCAAGAGTTAATGAACTTGAGAGATTGACAACTCTACCTAGAAATAAATCATTGACATTTAGATTTGATTTTACCACAGCAGATAAAAATCTCTCGCCTGTTTTAGATTTGCAGACAGCATCTTTTGTTCTCTCTAGAAATAGATTAAATAGACCCGTTTTAAACTATGTTACTGACGATAGGTCGAATAAACTATCTGGCGATCCTCATAGTTCAATATACATCACTAAGAGAGTTGATTTAAGTCAACCTGCAACATCATTAAAGGTTTTAGTTGGTGCATGTAGACCAGCAGATGGTGATTTTAGAGTTCTATATAGATTGTTTACACCAGATTCTTCTGAAGTTTCACAATCTTATAGACTGTTCCCTGGATATACTAACTTAAGAGATACTGATGGTGATGGTTATGGTGATACTATTATCAACCCCTCCCTAAACAACGGACTTGCTGATGCTTATGTTAGACCTAGTAGAACAAATGAGTTCTTAGAATATCAATTTAGTGCTAATAATCTAGAACCATTCACTGGATTTGTAATTAAAATTGTAATGTCCTCCATTAATGAATGTTCTCAAGTTAGATTTAGTGATTTTAGATGTATTGCTCTAGCATAAAAATGAAAAATAATACAAATATGATCCCAGTTGAAGGGTTTAAAAACTTATATAGAGATGAAATTACTGGTGCTATTGTTAACTGTGATACTTTTGGTTATAATCAATACGTTTTTCTGAGAAATAAAAAGCAAAGAGAAAAAGAAGAGATAGATAAACTAAAGAATGATATTGAAGAAATAAAATCTTTACTAAAGGAGTTCATCAATGAATCCAGAAAAAATTGAACTTGAAAACTTAAATAAGTTATTTGAATATGAAAAAAATGTTAGGATGATTGATACTTTAAATGTTGATGAGTTACGTGAATTTGCAAAACTTTACTGCAAACTTTATCTAAAACAACAAGAAGTTATTTCATCTTTTAGTATTGCTGGCATCGACCAAGTATAAATATATTTTAGATCCTGAGACTATTTTTTAATAAATGGCGGATATTAAAGTTAGAGTCGGCCAACAAAATGCTGTAAAAGTTATATCTTCTTTAGCTGGTGCTCAAGGTCTTGCGTTGTCTGAATTGATTGATGTTAATGCTGATCCAACTACGGCATTAAACGGAATGGTTCTTGTTTATAATGGAGCAACAAAAAAATGGGATGCTACTTTGACATTAACCCCAGGAAATACTCAAAACTTAGACATTAATGGAGGAAACTTTTAATGGCAAGTATTATCAGGATCAAAAGATCTGCTGGAACTCAGACACCCGCATCATTAAATTGGGGTGAACTTGCCTATGTAACTGGTATTGGTAGCTATGGTGGTGTAAATCAATACAAAGACCGAATTTTTGTCGGTGATGATGGCACTAACGTACTTCCAGTTGGTGGATATTATTATACCTCCATGATGGAGCACACACCAGGTGTAATTTCTGGTGTCACAAATACTAGAAATTCTGACAATGGTGTTGTTGCAGTTCTTGCACCAGCAGCAAACTCTGGTCTTTCTGGAGCAACTTCGCTTAAGGTAGATCAGTGGAATGTTGACAATCTTCGCATAGATGTAAATACGATATCATCAACAAATACAGATGGTGATATTATATTAGATCCAAATGGAACTGGAGAAGTTAATGTTCCGGATGATACATATTTAAGTTTTGGTACGGATAAAGATTTAAAAATAAGATATGATGAAATAACTGATAACAGATTAGAAATTGAAGGATCTCAAGTTTTCTTTGCTAATACTACAGATAGTTCAAGTAAAGATACTGGATCTGTTGTTTTTGATGGTGGAGTTGGTATTGAAAAAAGTTTATACATTGGATCAACACTCAATGTCACAGTGGGTGCCGATATTGCTAATGTCAGGATTAGAGATAACATCATTTCAACTTTACCTGGATCTGGAAATACTCTATACTTAGATCCATATCCAGATGCATTAGATAGTGCTGGAAAGGTAGTTATTAAAGGTGATCTGCAAGTAGATGGTACTACCACATCAGTTAATTCAACTTCAGTTACTGTTAACGAACCAATCATTCGTGTTGGTGATGTTACTAGTGTGAAAACCGTCATGAGTGCAGCGGTAGTTGGAGTTTCTACGATTCTTCTGGATTCTACAGTTGGTATTAATACTGGAGATCAAATTTCTGGAAGTGCCTCATTACCAAATGCTGGTATTACAACTATTACATCATATAGTAGTGACACTAAAATTGTTACCATTGAAGGAGCTCTTTCTTCAGGAATATCTACATCAACTCAACTAACAATAACTCATCAATATGATACAAATACTGATAGAGGTTTAGCATTTGATTATTACAATGGTTCTACACGTGTTGGATTCTTTGGATATATTGATAGTGATGTAAATCCCAATAGTTATGCTCCTGGGGGTGCTTGGACTTATATTCCAGATGCAACTATAGTAGGTAGCACTGTAATAGGAGCTAGAGGATTTTTAGACGTAAAGGGTATTTACTACCAGACTGCTGATTATAATACTAATGGTGTTGTTTATTTCAATCAAGAAGGTTTACAAACATCAACAAATAATCCAGCATCTCCAGAGATATCATCAAAGCAAGTTCTAACTGCACTAACTGAAGTTAATCTGGAGTTTGCAACACCACAATCTGTCACTCAAGGAGATTTAATCCTTCAAGACACTACAGGAGCTTATGGAGTTGCAAAAAATACGATAACTTCAGTAACTATACCTCTGACAGGTGTAGAAGGCACATTTACAAATGCTTACGTGGTTAAAAAGAATAGCGTGAACTTAGCAGTTCCCTCAAATATAATTCCTATACATACTAATAAACCAACATGGACTTCAACCCTTGACGGAGGAACCTTCTAAATGCAACAAAATCAAAGTGAAGTTGATATAAATGTTTTAGTATCATTATATCATCAAAAAATATCACAGTTATCAAATCAAATCATTTTACTAGAAGCAAAACTACAAACCTTGACAAAGGATTTTAATGATGAACGAGAATCTTTATTGCAACAGATTCTTGAACTTGAAGAGAAAACTATCAAAGAACCCGTCAAATCTGTTAAAAAAGTTGAGTAAATAAAAATGGCAAAACCAGCAAGTAGACAACAACTCATAGATTATTGTTTAAGAAGGCTGGGTGCTCCTGTTTTGGAAATAAATGTTGACGATGATCAGATTGATGATTTAGTTGATGATGCTTTACAGTATTTTCAAGAGCGTCATTTTGATGGAGTTGAAAGGATGTATTTAAAACATCCCGTTACTCAACAAGATATTGATAGAGGAAAGGCAACCGCAAAAACTCCAGTTGGTCCAGGTGTTGTTACTTCTACTGCAACATCAACAACTGGTTTGGTAAGTAACTGGTACGAAACTTCAAACTATATTCAAGTTCCAGATAGTGTTATTGGTATAGAAAATGTATTTAAGTTTGACACAAGTTCCATTTCGGGTGGAATGTTTAGTATCAAATATCAGTTACTTTTAAATGACTTATATAATTTTAATTCAGTTGAACTTTTGCAATATTCTATGGTAAAATCATATCTATCAGATATTGACTTTTTATTAACAACCGACAAACAACTTAGATTTAATAAAAGGCAAAACAGATTATACCTTGACATTGATTGGGGTTCTCAATCTGTTGAAAACTTTATTATTTTGGATTGCTATAGAATATTAGATCCAAATAATTTTACTAAAGTTTATAATGATAGTTTTTTGAAAAAATATTTAACCGCTCTTATTAAAAAGCAGTGGGGACAGAATCTAATCAAGTTTAGGGGAGTTAAACTTCCTGGTGGAATTGAGTTAAATGGTAGAGAAATATATGAAGATGCAGAAAGAGAACTACAAAATCTTAAACAGGTCATGACTTTAGAGCATGAACTTCCACCATATGATTTTATCGGATAATGTCACTTAATCCATTCTTCTTACAAGGATCAGCATCCGAACAACGATTAGTACAAGATCTGATTAACGAGCAGTTAAAGATCTATGGTGTAGAAGTCATTTATATTCCTAGAAAATTTGTTAATAAAAAAACAATCATGGAAGAGGTTCAATCTTCTAGATTTGATGATAATTTTTATCTTGAAGCGTATGTAAATAGTTATGATGGGTATTCTGGATCTGGAGATATTTTAACAAAATTTGGAATGAGTTTGAGAGATGAGTTAATCTTAACTATTTCTAGAGAAAGATTTGAAGATTTTATAGCACCTTTTCTTGCAGGAATAGATGATGGAACTGAAGAAAGTGAAGTAACATTGTCTACACGTCCAAGAGAGGGAGACTTAGTTTATTTTCCACTAGGTGAAAGGATATTCGAAGTTAAGTTTGTAGAGCACGAACAACCATTTTATCAACTTGGAAAAAATTATGTTTATGAGTTAAAATGTGAACTATTTGAATATGAAAATGAGATTATTGACACTACAATTCAAGAAGTCGATACTCAGATTCAAAAAGAAGGTTATATAACTACACTATCTTTGATTGGTATTGGTGTAACAGCACAGGCAGTATCATTGATTAATACTGGATATATTAATAAAATATATTTAAACAATGATGGATATGGATATAGTTCTCCCCCAAAAGTTTCTATTAGTACCTCACCAACTGGTAATATTTTACATAATGCTACAGCAGTCGCAATAGGAGCATATAAAGGTAGATCTTTTAATCTTAAAGATATTTACTTAGTAAATGCTGGAATTGGTTATACTGTAGCGCCAATCATAACATTATCTGGAGGTGGTGGATCTGGTGCAGCAGCAACTTGCTCGATTGAAAAAACACTTAAGGGTGTAATCGGATTTAATGTTTTTGATGGTGGAGTAGGATATGGAACAGCACCAGTGATAACAGTTCTTCATCCATCTGTTGGGGCTGCGGCGACTGCGACGATTGGTGCTGGAGGAACAGTTACGAATTTAACACTTACTAATCCAGGAACTGGATATACTGGAGTCCCATCAGTCAGCGTAAGTTCTCCTCCAACAGGAATAGGAACAACAGCAACTGTTACGGCAACAATATCCGGTATTGGAGAAGTAAGTTCATTAACAATCACAAACCCAGGATCTGGATACACTGTTGCACCCACAATTATAATCTCAAATCAAGACTCAATCAAAGATTCAAAATTAATCAGAGCAACTGGTATTTCTTCTATTGGATTAGTTGGATCTAATATGTCAGTAAGATCAATACTTATTTCAAATCCAGGAATTGGATATACTATTGCACCACAAGTTAAAATAGATAATCCAGAAATATTGACAGGATATGGTAATTATAAGTTTAATGAAGTTATATTTGGATCTAGATCAAAAACAAAAGCCAGAGTTAAGGAATGGGATGCATCCACTAAGATTTTAAAGATTTCTTATGTTGGTATAGGATCAACGACAAAAGGATTTTTTGTTGGAGAAAGTATTATTGGAACTGAATCCAAATCCATTTATAGCGTTAAAACTTTTGACCAACAAGATACATTTGATAAATACAATCAAAATGATGAAATAGAGGAAGAAGCAGATTTTCTTATAGATTTTTCAGAATCAAACCCATTTGGTACTTATTAATGTTAGGAACTTATTTTTATCACGAAATTATTAGAAAAACAGTTATTTCATTTGGAACTATTTTTAACCAGATTCACGTTCGCCATGAAGATAAAAATAACAATAGTATAAGTGATATTAGAGTTCCTTTAGCATATGCACCGGTACAAAAGTTTTTAGCAAGAATCCAACAACAACCAGAATTAAATAAGGCAACTCAAATTACATTACCTAGAATGTCATTTGAAATGACATCTATCAGATATGACCCAACAAGAAAATCTAATATAACTCAAACATTTAAGGCTTTAGATGGAAAAAACTTAAAAAAAGTTTTTATGCCAGTTCCTTTTAATATTGGATTTGATCTTAACATTTTAACTAAGTTAAATGATGATGCTTTGCAAATTGTAGAACAAATATTACCTTTCTTTCAACCGTCATTTAATATAACAATAGATTTAATTGATTCTATTGGAGAAAAGAGAGATATTCCTGTTGTTTTGGAAAACATTACTTTTCAAGATGATTATGAAGGTGATTTTTCAACAAGAAGGGCACTTATCTATACTCTAAGTTTCACTGCAAAAACTTATCTATTTGGTCCTATTGCAGATTCTACAGATGGACTTATTCGCAAAGTTCAGGCGGATATTTACACATCAACAGATGTACAAACTGCAAAAAGAGAAATGCGATATACTGTTACTCCAGATCCTATTGATGCAAATCCAGATGATAATTTTGGATTTAATGAAACCATAGAGTTTTTTGAAGATGGTAGAGATTTTAGTCCAACACGTAAAATAGATATTTAATATTATGTCAGATAATTATGAAAAACTTGATCGAGCTCTCAATGTTGAAAGTGAAATAGTTTCTATTGATAAAAATAACCCATTAGTTAAAGTTGAATCAATAAGTCAACAAGATATTAAAAAAGATTATGAATATACAAGGGCTAATCTTTATTCCTTAATTGAAAAAGGGCAAGAAGCAATTAATGGAATAATGGAGGTTGCGGGTGAAGGTGGTAGTCCGAGAGCATATGAAGTTGCAGGCCAATTGATAAAGAGTGTCGGAGATGTAACAGATAAGTTAATAGATTTACAGAAAAAACTTAAAGATGTTGAAGAAGATTCAAATAAAACACCAAATACAGTGACTAATAATGCATTGTTTGTAGGATCAACTTCAGAATTATCGAAACTACTTAAACAAGGATTTCTAAATAGTAAGGAGTAATATCTTTTTTCAATGAATTGGTCTAACAAATATAAAAGATCAATAAACTGTGATAATCCTAGTGGATTTTCTCAGAAAGCTCATTGTGCTGCTCGTAAAAAAAGAGCAAAAGGTGAAGAAACAAAATCAAAATCACCCTTCAATGAAATGAACGATCCTCGTATTCCAAAGAAACCAGGACAACCAGATAAATCTGATAAACATTCTGATCTTTATACAGATGAAGATCCAAAAGGAACAATTCACGGATTGGGATTTAAGGATGTTGCAACTGCAAAACAAAGTGTATCAAAAATAAGAAACTCTGGAAGATCTCATGCTCACAAAATTCAAGCAGCAATTGCGATGGAACAAAGAGCAAGAGTGATGGGAAAGACTTCTGAAGCTGCTATTTTTAGAAAATTTATTAACTCAATGAAAAAGAAAACAGAAGAAATGAACGAGGAAAAAAAGAGGAATAGGTGTAAACCAGGAAACTATTATTGCTATACAGACAAAAAGTGTAAACCAATTCCTATTGGATATATGATAGGTCGTGATGGTATGCTTGAGAAGGAAGATGATTCTGAAAGCAATGGTTCTAATGGAAATGGAAATGGTTCTAGTATATCTGAAGAAGGTCTCCGTGATTGGTTTGGTAAGTCTAAATCAAAGGATGGTAAAGGTGGTTGGGTTAATGTCGTAACTGGTGGCACGTGTGCAAGTGATGAACCAGGAGAAGGAACTCCAAAGTGTGTCTCTTCTGCAAAAAGAGCAAGTATGACAAAGGCAGAAAGACTATCTGCCGCAAGAAGAAAGAAAGCAGCAGATCCTGGACAACAGGCGAAAACTGGTGCTGCAAGACCAACTTATGTCTCAACTGATTCACCAAGTAAAAAAAGACGGAAAAGAAAAACACGTAAAGAGGAAACTGATTTAGTAGGACTGATTGAGAAAAAACTTTGCAATCACACTAAAAAGGGCACATACTGCCCATGTCACGGAAATGAGGAGTGTCCAACAGTGTCAAATACAAGAGATCACGAGTATTCTATGGCTCGTTCAGAACTATCTACAATAATTGATGCTGCCAAGAGACTGAGAAAAAAAATGGCAAAGGGTGAAGGAAATGTAGAGGCATGGGTACAATCAAAGATCACAAAAGCCGCTGACTACATAGATACAGCAGCAGATTACGTTGACAGTGGAGAAATGAACGAAGAATCAGACAGAAAGGGTAAAGGTAGTGGCACAAAGGATGCCTGTTACCATA